ACTTGCATTTGTACTCTGGTAAACAAGCTGAGAGAAAGTCTTGAAGTCAATACCAATTATTTCTTGGAGTGTCTTGTAAGTATTCGTAGCTGTATGACTGGAAATGTCCTCCCCGTCTTTTACTAACTTTACTTTTATATTAGTCTTTCTATCAACTGTTACTTCATAAAGGCTTCCATCTTTGTCAAAGGACAAATAAATCTTATAGCCACTATTCATATACCTGTTAGGTATATCGGCTTTCTTGATTCCTTTTGAGTTTTTGTTGTATAATACTTCTTCAATAATTAACGGTATGGACGACTTGCCCATACCGTTAGTACCAATTATTTGAGTTACAGTGTTGTCGTCTAAATCAATTTCGTTGTCAGCACCGTAACTAAAACAGTTATCCCACTTGAGCTTTTTGAGCGTAATCATTGTACGTTCCTAAAATAGTTGCTATCTTTTCTTCTGGGATTTCCAATATGTAAGTTAAATACTCTACTAATTCTTCTTCAATGGTCATATCTTTATCAATAACCAAAGTAGCTTCTGTATTTCTTTTTACTACTTTCTTGTCCAAAAGCTCCGAGTTCTCTACTGAGGCCAATTCTTGTATGTCACCCTCTATTTCATAGATTGTGTGGTCATACTCTGTGGGCACCATATCTTCTGGATTTGTTACAGTCTTTCTTATCAACTGCGGTAATTCAAAAGGTTCCCACAACCAATTCCAGTCAGTTTCATTGATAAGAAGGTAGCCAGTCTGCACTCTTTTTCTATGAAAAGAAGTAGTCATAGGACTGCCTGGATATACAATGTTTCTCTGTGTGTTGCTGTGGGCGTGTAAGTCACCTGCGAACACAACTGGAAAATCATCAAATCTATTCAAATCAACTTCTGGTTTTACATGAGGAGGTATTTCACCTCGAACATGAGTAAAAAGAGGCTGCTTAGTATCAAAATGCTCAATACTACCTTTTCTGTGTAGGTCAGCATATGGTAATACTCCAAAGCCTAAATCTTCATCTACATACGAAATATCTACTACATTCACCAAAGGGTTAATATCCCTACTTACTCTTTTGAGTTGTGAAAAGAAAGTACGATTCTTTCGTGTAGCTTCGTGATTGCCGTCATAAATAAGAGTTGGCTTCTTTACTTCCCGAATAAACGAGAAGTAAAGTTCCAGTTCTTCCATGCTAGGCAAACGGTCGAATAAATCTCCTCCGATAATGTGCATATCGCATTCTTTGCAGATACTATGTACCTGCTCAAAGAACATCTTGTATCTATTCAAAGCCCATTCTACTGGGACATTCTTTTGTCCCAGTTTGATGTGCCAGTCTGCCGTAAATAATATCACGATACGTTGAACTCGTCTTCAATGCTTTCGTCAATCTCTTCTGCGCCGTTACCGTTATCACGGATTTTGTCTAACAGCTCTTTTTGTGCGTCTGGTGTAGGACGAGGCATAACTTCATCCATAGACTTCAAAGCACCTACAAGCTCAAGCTCATTATCATTCAGAGCACGAGGCTTGCACTTCAGAGCTTGAAGTTGATACTCTACATTATAGGGTAGAGGGCCAGTCTTTACACGCTTGAATTGAACGTCCCAACCTGTTTCTACGTCAGTGGGGTCGCCCAGGTCTTCCGCTGCAGTAATAATTTGTTCCCACAACTTCTTCTTGAGGTTTACAACTTTGACTTGACCATTATCAATACATTGAGTTGCATAGCTCCAGCCACACTTGAGGTCGGGATAGAAGTCACGAACCCAGTCTTTTTCTAAGTTGTTGAAGGTTTCCTTATTACGGTCGAAAGATAAACACTCTAAAGGAATGTTTTTGTTGTTGTCGCCAGTAACCCAGTATACATAACGGGCAAGAATATCGCCTACTAGACGAAAGCTGTTGTCACCGTCGGTGTATTGGAATGTTACTATGCTTGATTTTTGTGCAGAACCTTTCTGCTGGTTAAATGAAATAGCCATTTAATGTATCTCCGTTTCTTTGACTTCTTCGTAGAGAAAGTGAATTAAATCATCTTCGTCTACTGATAGTAGCCTATTATTTTCTATTAGTGTTGCAGGGTCATTTCCGGGTGCTAATAAATAGTCCAGAGTGACCGTTTGTGTTGCAGCGTACTCCGCAGCTGAGCGTAAAGCAGCCAGTGCAATGTACTGTGCCACTTCACGATATGTATACTTAAATGAATGGTATAGGAGGACGTCGGGGTGAACCATAAAGCTCTCCCCTGTGAAATCTATTTGCGAATACTTGTAAAGCTTATCGAATCTATTTTTCGGCACTTGTTTTTCAACAATCATACGAAAAATACGCACGGTATTAACTACCTTGCCTTCGGCTGCGTCACAGAGTTTCGGCCAATCATAAAAGAGCATATATTATACTAAAATCTAACCTTGTTGTCAAGAACTATTTTTTTATAGTTGTTTGATTTCATAACCCTGTTTCATGTAATATCCTATCCTATTGGAAGCCTGCTTTTTGGCAGTATTTCCCTTGAGATGAATGTCTATGATTACTGGGTCTCTCTTGCCTTCTTCTTTTCGTATTACACGGCCTATTAGCTGTGTAAGTAAAGGCTCATTATTTACTGGTGTTCCTAAAATGAGGCAGCTTAGGTTATTTACAGAGATACCTTCGGAGAAGATAGCCTGAGTGCCAAAAAGTATACTCTTTCGCCCTTGTCTTATCTCTTCCAGATACGTTTCTCTGTCCTCATGCGCAACCTCACCCGTAACACAAATTGCATTTTCACCAGCCAGTTCGGCGCAAGCTTTCAAGAAGTGAACACGGTCGCTTACGACCAATACCTTGTGGCCTTTTGCGGCGTAGGCCGCCGCTGCCATGGCTACTGTATGACGATATTCGTCATTGTTGCCTAGTGCAGTTACTCTATTCGCCCAAGGTATTCTGTTCCCATCCATAAAGCGCACTTCCGAACGAAGAACATGGACTGTAGGAGCCATAAAGTTCTCTTTTGGTGGCTTGAAGAGTTTAGAGCCAAAGTAGTCTCTAAATACTACATGCTTTCCATCTTTTCTCTCTATGGTTCCTGACAATCCAATCTTATATCTACAGTAATTTGTATCTATAACTTTGGAAAAGGTCGGACTACTAACGTGATGCATCTCATCAAGTATGATAGTGCCGAACTCTTTTCTAATCTTCGGAAGATTACGGTATAAAGTCTGAGTATTAGAAACAGTGATAGGTTTTGACATATCAAAGCTACCACTGCCAATCACACTTGGCGTAAATCCGAAGACTTTTTCTACCTCTTTTGCCCACTGATTTCGTAGAGGAACAGTGTGGGTAACAACAAGAGTTTTCTGTCCGAGTTTTCCTGCGATTGCCAACCCCGTAAAAGTCTTGCCCCAGCTTACCCAAGCGTTGATAATAGCATTATCATCTAGCTCGTCATAAACCGCCTGCTGACTTTCTCGGAGTTCAAACTTAAATGGAGGAAATTCTACAGGTATAGAAATCCGCTTATCAACTACCTCATAGTCTTCCGGTATGAGGTCGATTCTTCCCACAGGAATAGTAACGAGGTCTTTCCTAACCCTTGTCATATTTTTAATAATAAAGGGCGGGTCCATTGGATTATAAGACGGTATAGAATAGGTCAGTTCTTTTGAGAGAACTTCCTTGTATTCTTCCGTCACTTCCAAATAGATTCTGTTACTTATAACTGCTTTCATAAATCCAATTCTGTTTTAGCGGTAATATAGCTTTTGACGAAATCACTTCGTACAATGTCCTTTATCTCAAAGTCTATGAAATCGAACTGTTCCATAGAGCGTAGAACACGAAAGAAGTCATTTAAGCCATTTGTTTTAAGGTCTGACTGTCGAAAGTCTCCACAAAAGACAACTCTACAATTCTCACCTACACGAGTGATAATAGAGTCTAATTCGTGAAAAGACATATTCTGACATTCATCCACTAATATGACTGCATCTCGCAGTGTTACTCCACGAATAAATGAAGTAGTCATAAAATGGACTAAACCCTTTGTTTTGAGAATTTCATAAGCATCACCGCGTTGAAATAATTCAATAGCGATGTCCTTATAAGGTGCTTCATATACAGCACTTTTTTCCTTCTCATTTCCAGGTAGAAACCCAATGTCTCGCGTGGGAACCGCACTTCTAATTAAAATTAACTTATCATAAACGCCCTTTGCCATGTCGTCAAATGCGAGGTAGGACGAGATAAAAGTTTTACCTGTTCCTGCGACCCCGTGTAAGACTAAATGCTGCTGACTTTCAAAAGCTAAAAGCTGATTCTTAGTCAGAGGCTCTATTTCATGTAAAGTTAATCCAGCTCCTGCGATAGTTTTCTGTTTTTTAGACATTTCTCTCATACCTTTCTTCGAGTGTCCCGCAATTTCTCACCGGAGTACTCGTATAGCAACCAAGGCATACTGCCAAGGTGCAAAATCCCCGCCCAGGTCATACCAGAGGTAGGTGGGCGAGGCACTACGAAGGGAAAACTAACTCCCTTCACTTTTAGTACGGATGCTGTGCCTTTTAATTCTACTTCTTTTATCTTGAAGTATTTTAGGCTACAACTTCTACTTTTCTCATAGATGAAAGGTCTGCCCTTTGAGTCTATGAAATACCTAGAGGTCTGTTTTATGATTCCTATATGGCTGTTAAGAGACTTACGTAATGGCAGAATATCTCGCATAGGAGTTTGTATTCTTCTTTTACCTAATGTGTCCCCTGGCATATTTCTGTCATCAATCAATCTATTTTCTGTATACAATAGTCCGTCCTTTTCATACCAATCCCCAGAGGGTAGTATGAAAACAGGGAACGCGACCTTCTTAATTGTTCTGTAAGTAATGACCATACTGCTTTTCAAACTTACCTAGTGAGTAGTCATCAGCTACGTCAAAGTCACAACCTACTGGACAGCCAGGAATGGACACACCTCTATCAAGTTGAATAAAGTGTTGCAGTTTTTCACTATAAACTTCTACTTCATCTTCAGGCACTTCTGCAAGAATCGAGTCGTGAACCAAAGCAAAGATACGAGACTTCATCTTATGAGTTCGTATATACTCTGACATATCAATACCACCTAGTAGGTTAATGTCAGAGGCAGGTGACTGAACCAAAAAGTTAAGGCCAGAACGAATAGAGTGACTACGAATACCTGCATCCTCAGAAGCCACGTTTGGTAGTCGTCGTTTCCGGCCGAAAAAAGAGTAAACAAACCCATTTTGTTCAATAAATTTTTGATTATTTTCCAACCACGCTTTAAGCTTGTGGAAAGATTGAAAATAGTCATCAATAACTTCTTTAGCTTCTGATACACTGAAATAACTTCCTGAGTCCTTGGTAACTTGTTCACTAATCTTCTTAGGGCCCGCACCATACATGATGCCGAAAGTTACTGCTTTTGCCGCTTGACGCTGTGTAGAGAAATGTTCTGCAACATCATTCACATCACAGTTGAGGCGAAATACTTTATGTGCGATACTACTGTGGAAGTTTCCTCCGCTACGAAATACATCCATTAGAGCTTCATCATCTGCTAACTTAGCGGCAACATATACTTCTGCTGTAGTTAAGTCCATCGCAACGATTTTATGTCCGGGCGCAGCCTTGATACACCCTTTTACAATCGGGTTGTCACGAGGCAACTGCTGCATATTTAGCTTACCAGAAGAAGATAAGCGACCGGATGTAGTACCATGCAAATTAAAATTAGTTCGCAAGCGTGAGTCTCTATCCAGTTGAGGAATGATTTTGTCGAGATAGGTATTCTTAATCTTACTTTTTTGTCGAATGTTAAGAATGTGTTTGGGTACTTCATGTGTTTCACTTAGTTCTTGCAGTACTTCTGCATCTGTGGAGTGTGCTCCAGTTCCTGTCTTTTTGCCTGTGGGCTGCAAACCAATGTAATCAAACAAAAGTGAACGCAACTGCACCGTGCTATTTGGGTTAAAATCCTTGCCCTGAGCTTCTTCAAACTTACGAATAGCATCTACTTTGTGTAGTTCCTGCACTGCTTCATCAATATCAGTCTGCATCAATTCTTGTGCGACCAAAAGTCGTGTGCGGTCAAAAGGAACACCGTTGTCCTGCGTACTCAATAGAAAGCGAACGCCAGGAATCAAAATAGTATCGTATACTTTCTTGAGCTTTGGGTTTTGTTTAATTTTTACAAACTTCTCGTAAAGTAGAAAAGTACACACAGCATCCATAGCTGCGTATGTTTTCATAACTTCAAACGGAATCATATCCCAAGAAAAGCTATCAGCATTGTAGCCGTTTGCTCGCTTGAAGTCTGCAATCCAATCATACATAGGCTTCTCGTAGTCGCCATACGGAGTAAACTTGATTGACAACTGCTTTAGACCATGCCCTCCGGGATTCTCGTCTATGAGATAATGGAGCAACATGGTGTCCTCAATGTCAGGAAACTCAAAGCCAAAGTGATACTCGAAGAATGCAACGTCGAACTTTGCATTATGAAAAATAACTTTGCGAGTGCTGAATAGCTTGTGTAGCATTTGCTCTATTTCTTCATCGAAACAGTTTGTATCTATATAGATGCCACTCTCACCTGTATAGGACATAGATATACCAATCATATGACCGTTTCGAGGATACAGACCATTTGTCTCTGAGTCAAGAGCAATATAATCTGGGTTGGCATCAAGGGCAGCCTGAATCCATGCCTTGGCTACTTCTGTATCTTGTGTGCCCATAGCGATGGTTTCATCAATGATAACATCTTCAATCTCGCCATTGATGTGAGCAACAATGTTCTGCTTGGAAGATTCCCAAGTCTTGCGAGCTTCTGGTTTGAAAGCAAGCATAGCTGGATTGATTACAGGCAGAAACTTACCCTCTACTTTCTTTCCTGAGTATTCTGTAATTGAGTTAATTTTTGTAAAGTATTTCAGAGCATCACTTCCTACTAGAATAATGTAGTCATACGACCCCGTGTCGATTTGAATGTCACAGTCTCGCTTCAATACTTTCTTAATTGTTGGGTCAGAA